GCAGGCGGGACGCGGATCCATTTGCCGGAGCTGCCGGTTACGGCGGTAACGAAAGTGGTCGTGGATGGGGTTGAGCTGACTGCGAGTGTCGATTACAAACTCGGGCAGCACGGGATCCTCTACCGGGTGGATGGGTACTGGACGGCCGGAATCCAGAACGTGGTGATCACGTACACGCATGGATACGCGGTGATCCCGGAGGATATCGTGGGTGTGTGTACCAGGTCTGCATCCCGGGTGTACCAGGCAGGCCTGCGCTCCAAAGAGCATGACGGGGTGGTAGGGATCGCTTCGCTTACGCTGGGTGACTACTCAGTCAGTTATGGCTCGGAGTTTGGTGGCGGAGTTAGTGAGGGCGTTCTAGGCGTTTCAGCAGCGCGAGTATTGCTGTTGAGCGAGAAAGATATTTTGAACCGATACCGGTACAGGGCGGCATGAGATGTCATTTGCAAGTTTGCTGAACAACTCTTTCACGGTGACGCGGATCTCCCGAACGAGCGATGGCGCTGGCGGGTGGACGGTGAGCTATAGCGCTGTGGGGACGTACGATGGACGGATCCGGCCGGCGAGTGGCCAGGAAAGGGAAGTGGCAGCAGCGTTGGAGCGGCAGATCTCACATGTGCTGTACCTGGAATGTGAGGACATCGAACGGGGTGACCTGGTGACATGCGGAGACCTGACGGTTGAGGTTATGGGGATCCGGGAACCAAGCCTGGCAGGGCATCACCTGGAAGTTGACTGCCTGGAACGACAGCGGGAGGCTAGCTCATGAGCGTGAAAATAACATCATGGACGCCGGAAGCTGTGAAGAAGATGGCGCAGGAGAAGGTTCTTGAAAGGGCTGAGGATGTGGGCAAGTTCTGTGAAACGGATGCGCGCAGGCGGCTAGATGCGATCAAATCGCCAGATACGAAAAGAGACAAGATCTACCGTAAATACCTGTCGGATTGGATCCTGACAAACATAGTTGAGAAGGACGGGGAGGATGTGGTGATCCGGATCGGGATGAAAGTTGGCAAAAGTGGGCAGATGCATCACGGATTCTATATTGAGATCGGATCTACGACAGCCCCGGCGCATCCTTACTTAAGACCGAGCGTGTTCTCAAACGCACGGGAAATTGTTGATCTATTGGGTGACTGATGTTTGCAAAAGCGGTATACGACACATTAACTGGAGATGCGACTTTGAAAACGCTGGTGGCAACCTACAAGACAAAGCCGGCAGTATTCACGATCGACCCAGCGCCAGGGGATGCGGTGCTACCGTATATAGTAGCGACGACCGTACCGGTGGCGAACCCGTTTGACAGCAAGACATCACGGGGACGGTCAGTGTGGGTGGATGTGCGGTGCTATGCAGCTGCGAACGGGAGCTCGCTGGCAGTGGAAGCAATTGCGGAGCGGGTGCGGTTACTTTTGCACCGGGCGCCGTTATTGATAGCGGACCATATCTGGTTATGGTCCGAGTGTAGTGGACCGATCAGTGCGGATGAAGAAAAAGCATACGCAAGGATCGTGACAGTCAAAATAGTAGCAGAGGAACTATAGGAGGTTCTCAATGGCAAAAAATGGTACAGATGTTTTATTGCTGGTCAATACCGGCACAAACGAAGCACCGTCGTACGAGGTTGTTGGATCCCAGCGCGGCGTGACGTTTGACGAGGCAACCGAAGAGATCGATGTTTCTTCGAAGGACAGTAGGGCAAAGCGGGTTCTGCCAGGGCGATACAGCTCAGGTGTCTCGCTCGAAGCACTGTATGTGCCCAGTGATGCGGCATACCAGGCGCTACAGGATGCGATGCGCGATGGTGAGCTGATCAAGATCGCCAAAGAGGACGATGGCACCACAAGCGAAACCGCCGATGCGCTCATCACCTCAATGAGCGAAAACGACCCGGACCAGGGCGAAAGCGTAATTTCGATCTCTCTGGTGATCGACGGGTTCTGGACCGCGGTAGGTAGCTAGAATGACTACTGCGATCCGGGTAGTTACTCTTCAGCTAAAGGACCGCGAGGTACGTCTGCTCTATACGAATCGAGCGCTCTCAGAAGCTGAGACAGAGCTCGATAAGTCGATCCTTTTGACCGTACAGGGATTCGTGAATGGGAAATCTGGTGTGACTGAGATCGCTGCTCTCCTGAAAGCAGGTATGGAGGCTGGACGGAGAGAAGCAAAGATCAGTAACAAACCCATAACGATGAACGACGCGTTTGATGTGATGGACGAGGTGGGGTTGACTGCCACAGCTGAGGCGGTGATGAAAGCTATCACGGGAGTCTTAAGCTACCAGGAGGGCGAAGTACCTCCTGACGAGAAAGAGGACGACCCAAACGCTTAAACCAGGGACGCAGTGATTATTGTGCGTTCCTGGAAGAAGCGCTGAAAGCAGGAGTTGCTGTTGCTGAGTTCTGGGATCAGACTCCTCGAGAGACACGAGCTTGCATAAAGATAGCGAATTGGAATCGGGAGAGACATGAAAGAGAACTGATCTCATTAGCTTGGTATGGCGCATTATTTAATCGCCAGAAGGTTCTGAAGAGTCTAAAATCGATCTTGATTCCCAAGGACGCGAAAGTTATTTCTGATGATGAACTTAAAAAGCGACGGAGCGAATTTCAGCAGATGAAGACAGCATGGCAGAACAGTCAGTCTAAACAAAGGAGCAAGCCTAATGGTCGAACAAGCAAAACTCGGTGAAGCAGCAGTTGCGATCCGAGCGGACTTCAGTAAACTTGATAAAGACCTGAATAAAGTAGCTCTGCAAGTCAGCAAGACGCTCACCGCGGTGGGAAAACCCATACGTGATCTAGGCGCTGTTCTGACCGCTGGGCTGACCGTACCTCTTGCCGCTGTCATTGTGAAATCGACGCTTGCAGCTGCGAGAGTCAATGAGCTGGCGCTTGTCAACCAGGTATTGGGAAAGAACGCGGGACTGGCAGCCAATGAAGTCAGCGATGCCACAGAGGCTGTTCGTAAACAGGGTATTGAAGCAGACGTAGCAAACAATACGATCGCAGAGTTTATTAAAGCAAATCTTAATATTGCTGATGCTGCAAAGATCGCCCGGGTGGCACAGGATGCTGCGGTTATTTCGGGAAAGAACTCTACAGAAGTAACCAAAGGCCTGACTGAAGCAATCATCAAGGGTGACCTGCAGCTATTCAAATCTGCAGGTATTTTGTTGGATCTGAACGCCTACTACGATGAGTATGGAAAGACAATAGGAAAGACAGGAAGACAACTTACTGAACAGGAAAAACTTCAGGCAAGAGTCAATGCCACACTGGACTACGGTACGCGGATCCAGGGAGCTTATCTCATAGCAATGTCTGATCCCGGGAAGGTCCTTCGGTCTTATCCACGGTATCTTGATGATATTGCAGTTGCTCTAGGGCAGTCGTTCATTCCCGCATTCAGTGATGGGATCTTTGCAGGACAAAAATTCTTGCGTGAAATAAAGACAATGGTCAGCGAGGGGGGAAAACTATATCCAACCATTCAGAAAGTTGGAGAGTCTCTTTCGATTCTTGTGGGGAAGATCATTACAACTGTTGACTGGTTCATGAATCTTGATCCGGTAATTTTACAAACTATCGGAGATTTATTGGTTATGGCAGCGGCAGCCGGTCCAGTTCTGCTTGTTGTTGGTCAACTGACACTCAGTGTGGGGAAGGCCATCCCTGGATTTATTGGTTTGGCCAAAGCGGTTGGTATGACAGCGCCGGCTTTCGTGGCAGCTGCGGGACCTGCTGCTCTCTTGATTGCTGCTCTCCTGGGAATTGCGGTTGGAACGATAGCAGTAGCGAATGCTTCAAAGAAGAATGAAGAGGAGAGCAAATCCACTCAGAAGACTCTCCTGGCAACGACCAAGACTTATGAAGAATATGTTGCTGAGATCAACAAAGCCGCTGAGGCACAAGACAAGATTGTTATCAGCAGTTCCAATCGAGACAGGGCTGACACCGCATTTCTTCAGACGATCGTTCTTCTGACAAAAGAGGAATGGGAGCAGCAGCAGGCTACCGAAAAGCTGAATGCTGAGTGGGCAATTCGTGACGAGATGCAAGCCAAGGCCATGAGCAAGACTCCCACAATGGAAGAGATCATTGCGGAAGAAACGGAAGCGTTGAAACTTCAAGAGATCGCGATGGCTCGTCTCAGCGCTTTGGTTGGTGGAGAGCTTGGAAAGAACACAAAAGAGTATACCGCTGAAATGGGTGAGCTTAAAACCCGACTGGAAGAGGTCCAAACGAGAATTGGGGAGCTTACTGCAAAGAAAGAGAAGCAGGGCTGGTTGGGCTCAAAGGATAAAAAAGAGCTAGAAGATCTTCAAGTTGAGTTTGGAAATATATCTACAGAGATAACCAAAACTGCTGAGGCGCATGAGGAGGCAACAGCGCGTATCATCTACGGGATTTTGGCTCAACAGATCGCATTAATGGGACTTCCATTCGAAGATACCATGGCTTTACTTGGTGGAGTAGCAGAAAAATGGGGGCTGATCGATGATGAGACGAAGGCTGCCTGGGATACGACCGCCCTACTGCTTGACGAATTTTCAACCGGGAAAATCACGATAGAAGAGTTTGTCAAAGCAATGGGAAATATTAAAGACAAAGATGTCAAGATCAATCTAAAGATCTACGGAAGTTCGCAAGCGATGGCACTTTTATCTTCAAGCGGCGAATTGGTCGGTGCAATAAAAGCCGGCGGAGATGTTGTCCATATGTGGGGTTCAGGGGGACACATGGACCAGGGCGAAGCGGGTATTGTTGGAGATGAAGGACCCGAGTTGTTCATTCCAGGTCGTTCAGGCTTGCTTGTACCCAACGACCAACTCCTGGCAGTTGCTGGTAAATCAAATGGCTACTCTCCAGTATTAGGGGCTGCCAAGAATGACTCACGCGCAGAGTTGGAATTTGGAAGAATCGCCTCTGCCATTGAAGGACTGCCTCTGGTGATGAAGCTGGCGCTGCGCGAAGCGGTTGCCACTTTGGAGATCCGATGATCACCCTGGTCAACCGCTTTTATTTGCTGACGAACCCAAGTGCCGGCACCTGGCTGGATATCACAGCGGATGTGCTGCAGGATCGAGAGCCAGTGGNCGAAGGGCATCTTCTCA